AGGGGTTCATCGTAGTGTCTGTGATATTTTGATTCAGATAAGGGCCGTCGAGATTGGTGAAGGTAGTGATCGTCCAGTTGTCATCAGCCAGTCGATTCACTTGCCTCGGCGCGTGGCTCGTATGCACCATATACAGAATATCAGCCGACTGCGTGAACTTGAGAGATCGAAGTTGGGACTCTGTCCATGGACTTGTCACTATATAGGGCGAACCACCGGAGAGTATTTGGCCTCTGTCCTTGAAGAACCGGATATATAGATCACCAAACTCAATGATATACGTCTGGGTGGTGGAAAACTGAAAGGGGATCAGGCGCGTGAGCTTGTTGTTGAACTGTGCATCGGCAACGTATCGAGTACCCGAGCGCTTGATGATTCCACCGTGCTGTTGGCAGATAAAATTCTGGCAGTTGGACAAGGCATTGAAATACTTGGCCAGATCAGATCTGCCCACCAATCGCGGGCTGAACTCACCTGATGTGAAGTTGGTTTGTGTCAGAGTCGTTTGGACCATGGCTATGGCCTCGATATGGCTCTATAGGTGCTTCCAATACCAGTTCTTCGTCCCTCAACCCACGCACTTGATTCAATCGTTTCTAGCGGAGATTGCTGGGCATCAGCCAGTTTTGCCTTGTTAATCTCTTGCTCGTAAAGTTCATACATTTGCTTTTGTTTTCCATCACTGGATTTCAATGCGATGGCCATCTCAAATGCCAACTTGTAAACAATGGCCGTTTGCAGCGGAGAATCCATCTTGGAAACGTCTGTCAGACGAAATACATAACTGATCTTAAAACTCGTACTGTTGGTAGCGATCTTGTCCTCTTCGATGCGAAAATCGTCCGTCTGATCTTCCGGTTGATCCATGCGAATAAAGTCAGATGGCAACTGGAACAGATTAGAAAATCCATAAATGGGTGTTTGATCTGAAATGAGATTAAGTACCACCCGCTTAATCGCACAGTTCCAGCGTGTTTCAGCCAGAACATCATCTCGCACTTGGTCATAAATAGCGAGGGCTACACGACCCCTGGGATTGTCATCCCCAAGCGTAGTTATCCTGGCCTCACCTAAGAGTGTCAATGATCTGTTGACCAAAGCTGCTGATGATACTGCTGCCACGACGAATCTCCGGTAAAAAGAGGGACTGTTCGCGGTTACACCCGTGCGAACAGTCCCACAAAGGAGGACCGTCGATTAATCAACGGTATATTCAACAATAAACGAGATGTCGCCAGCGACGATACCACGCGCAGCAGCAAGCACAGTCAGCGCCACATCGTATTCGATGCCTGTATCCGTTGTGGATGCAGCATCCTGCCATACGGCTTGGCCCAAAGTGTTAATGTTGCGAGCTTCAAAAGCCACTTGCGTACCACCAACCACTGCCGCATTGAACGAGGTAATGGCAGAGGCGTAGAAGTTGATGTCTACGACCGTGCCATCCACCTTGTAAAGACCGACATCGATTGTCAGCAAGGGGGAAACATCGCCGTCGAGGTCATCATTAAAGAGAAGGATACTGTTGATGGTGGCATTGCCAGGCACGCGAGCCAGAACAATAATATCAGCAGCATCAAGATCGGTTGAGAGTAACGCAATGGTTCCTGATTTCTGGCGTACACGACCACCATCCAACCGCGCGTTGTTTTTCACGATCGGGGAAGCGTCTGCATTGGTAACTATGGCTGATTTCTTAGTTGTCACGATGTTTCTCCATTATTCGTGGTGTTTGTTTTAGTTAATCCGCCTCATACGAGATAGAAAGATTCTTATGCTGTCTCATCACATTGCACTTTCACAACGCACTTTTCTTCCATGCGCACAGCACCCCACGTTGCCGTGGTATAGATGTACGGGTTGAATCGTTTGTCGGAACGTGCGGGATCGACTTGGGTATTGATACCAATACCTTCGCCAAGGAGCAGGCAATCGCGCTGCCATGCAAGACAATCGCGGATATTGCTGGCCACGGTGAGCAGTTCAGTTCGCAGGAAGATAAAGCCCATGTAGGCATTCACTTCGCCGCGCACCAACGCTCTGACGATATTGAAATCTTGGCTGGTGATTTCCGAATCGCGTAGCAGACTGCTGATCTGACTCGCACTCACGGCGATAAAACGATTTTCATCGTCCACCTCGAATGCGTTCATGATTTCACTAGCCTTGCGCAGTTTGTCCACGGTAAGGTTGGCAGATGCACCTGAGCCACCATCCACGACGTACCTGTCTACGGTGTTGGCCGCAGCAAGTGTATTGGAAGTAGAACCGGTATGATCGCTAAGGGCTGTTCCTTCAAGAGCCGCGATAATCACACGGTCAACCTGACGGCCAAAGCCGCGAGACTGAGCTACCGCATAATCACTGGCGGGACTGGTGAGGGTTCTAACGATGTCCGGCTTGTCCACGATGTCGCCTAGCTCATAGTCGGTGAGCGTGAGCAGACGCCTGTCGTGGGGAGTGTCATTCAGCGGGGAATCGCCGTGACGGCTGGTAATGGCCACCGGCTCGACTGTACCGATTTGATCGACAAAATGCTTTTCACCTAGCATTCCTGAGCGAACTTTTACTGCACCGCGCAAGCGCGATGTCTTTTGCTGTACCAAATGCTCAACATTCTGAGCATAGGTATTTTTCATAGCTACTGTAATTTGATCAGACACGATAACTTCTCCTGACAAAAGGGTTACTTTCGTCGGAATCGGTTATCGTCAAAGACGGGCGTTTCCTGCCGTATACGGGCGGTGCCGACCTGGTTCACAGGCTTGAGTCGGGGCCACAAGGGTTGTCCGACATGATTATTAAACGCGAGTTATATTACATTGTCAACTAAATCGGACTCAGGAGCAGCCTGAGTCTGCAATTCGTTCATCTCACGAATAGCATTTTGATGGCCTGGATGCTGATCATCGAAGTAGGCTTCATTGAACTCTTTATCAGCCCTCTTGGCTGCGATCTTCTGCTTCGCACCCTCTGGTGTGTTAATTCTCGGCTGTCCGTGACCCCCACCTACGACCTCATCATCGCTGATCATCAGGCCGATTTTGGCAAAGGCTTTGACCATCGCAGGACTGTTGCCCATACCGCTTTGATCCAAAAACGTCTTTAATTCATCGCCACCTGAGAATCGTACCGCACGCTGTGCCAATGCAATCTGCTGGTCGAACGCATCGCCAAAATCGGCGCGCAACTTGGCCACATTCTCATCACTGGCAAGTTGCTGGTTGTTGTTGTAGTCTAACATCTGTTCACTAGCGAAGTTAGCATCGGCTCTGAGCAGCGCGGCAAACTGCTGTTCGCTTATACCCACTGCATGGGCGGCATCGCGCATCTTGCCCAGACGTAAATCATCGATCTCAAAGTCCTCAGGCATTCCCTCGGTAGGCATCGTGTAACCATCTGCCTGATCGGGCCTGCCCAGTTTTGAATAAAAGGCACTTCGCTCATCATCAGTGGCGTTTGTGCCAGGAATCTTGACGGTATCGGAACCAATCATGGTACGGGCTTCGAGATAACTCTTAGCCAAAGCACCGACATCTTCAAAGCGGCCAAGTGTCTCATCTGACTTTATATCGTCAGGTAGACCGTCCTGCCATGCTGCGACGGTTGTGGACTGATCGACATTGCTCGGATCTGGTGTGATATGTGGATCATCTACAACAGTTGTAATCGTTTCTTCGGCCATGAATGTTCTCCTTTAAATGATTCTAAATTGTATTTAAACCTCTTTTGAGGCGGTGTCTTCTTAACAGACCGTATCGCAATGATCGGGTAATAAGTCTTGTGGATCGAGCATCGGTCGTACTTTCCGAAGGCGGATCACCCACGGCGTAACCTTGCGTAACAAAATACTCGATACCGCCTGGCGACAGACCGATACCCTCGGTCAGTAAATGTTTAACATTAGCCATTATGTTGCTCTAGTAATACTCGTCGGGTCATTGGCATCATCGAGTGTAAAGGTCATGGCGGTTGTAGAACCATCCAACTTATTACACGTTACGGTTGTGCCGGAGATATTCTTCTCCTGCAAAAAGGCGAGAATCTGGAACAATGCCTGCGAGGTTGTCGGTGCTGTGCCATCTGATGCGTATGCCTCTGTCAATTGCTGGGTCGTAATCGCGGTCAATCCCGCTCCCGCAGCGCCAATTTCAGCAGTATCGACCAACGTGGCCGCAGTATCGATCTTCATCGCAATGACATCAGCGGCAATATCTGCTCCGGTAGCATTGGTAATAACGGCAGCTTGGATTGCATCGAGTTCACCTTGCAAGGTCGTACTGGTGTCTACTTCAATTGCAGCAATGCTTGTAATCGCAGCGTCAACATTCTGGCCTCCCGCATCAGAGATAGGCAAACCACCCGCAGCATCCGCCGCAGCATTAGGTAAAGCTGTCAGGCCAGATCGGACAATATCATCACGATTTACCGCGTGCTGAGCAGAGGCGTTGCCGTAAGTGTCAATGATAATAGACTGATCTTCCACGGCTTTGGTCGAAGAGTCAGAAATGGTCACGACAATTTCAGCAGCTTGGAGTTCGGCATCGGCAAAGACAAACTTCCAGAGCGCAGTATTCCCCATAGTCAAAGCGACAGGTAACGTACCGATATTCGCAGCCGTCCCACCATCCTTGGTGATCTTCACGTCGCCCGTTGCAGGTGTCCAGTCACCACTGACAGCAAAGTTAACTTCACCGGCTTTGATAATCGGAATCCAGATGTCAGCACCTGTTCCAGTTCCATATTTTCGTTCAAAAGCGGCCATTATGCGGCTCCTCTAAGTACGCCTCTATGGACGCCTCTGTGTGTTGATTCAATGTTTACTATTGAACTCCCTGCGGACTCCGTGTAGGTAATCTTCATTTGCATTACATCGACGTATGTAGTACCGGCCATACC